TGGTCATTAAGTGGCAAAGTCATCTCTGAAGACATGGATGCAGCCAAAGTAATCTTCAAGGACAAAATCCGCGAAGTACGTGCGCCGCTGCTTGAGGCAGAGGACGTAGTGTATATGAAGGCACTTGAGGCTGACGATGCCTCTGCCAAGACTGCCTCTGTAGCAAAGAAGAAGGCATTGCGTGATGCACCTGCTGCATCTGCAATCGGTAGCGCAGACACAATCGCTAAACTCAAGGCAGCTTGGGATACAAGCGTACTTGGTGATAGCCCTTACGCATAAGGAGATAAGTTGTGGCACTGACTCAAGTAATAGGCGCAGGTATTGGTGCGGGTAACACTGTTACTGGTGAAGGCAGTGCCACGACATCCTTGCAGCAGGGACTCCTAAAATGTTGGCATTATGGTGCTGCGGATGGTTCTACGGCGTATGATTCATTTAATTTGTCATCATTAGGGGATACTGGAACAGGCCATCAAACTGTTAATTTTACTAACAATTTTAATAACAATAATTACAGTGTTACCGTATCACAGGGAACAGGTAACAATCATACTATAAAAATAGACAGCCGTGCTACATCATCTCAACAAATTAAAATTTACGATATCAACTCTGGGGCTTTTGAAGACAGCACTCAGTTTAGTCAGTTTTCGGGAGACCTCGCATAATGCCATACATAGGTAAATCCCCAGCAGTAGGTTTCCGCAACCGCTTCGTATATCAGGCGACTGCGGGGCAGACCTCGTTTAGTGGCAGTGATGCCGACAGTAAGGTCTTGACGTATCAGGACAGCCTGTACATGGACGTGTACCAGAACGGTGTTCTCTTGAAGCCCGGTACGGACTACACAGCCACCACCGGCACGACGGTTGTTTTAGTCACGGGTGCGTCCCTGAACGACGTGGTGGAGATGGTCATCTACGATACCTTCTCTGTGGCGAACTCGTACACCAAGACGGAAAGCGACACACGCTATCCCTTCAAGGGCAACAACTCGATTATCCGCTTGAACGGTCAGACCATCAGCGCAGACATCACGATTGACAGCGACGAGAACGGTGTGTCGGCAGGGCCGATTACGCAGAGTGCTACCGTTACTGTCAACGGGTATTGGAGCATCGTATGACCAGCCAACTTAACGTAGATACCATTGTGGATAAGGCTGGCTCTGGCGGCACTAACGTCAAGGTAGGCAATACTTCTACATATGTGGCTGATGGCGGTTCTGCTACGCAAAATCTTGTGCAGGCAGTGTCAAAGGCATGGGTAAACTTTGATGGTGCTTCGTCAAATATTCCAATAAATGACAGCTTCAATGTAAGTGGAAACACGGACAACGGGACAGGCGATTACACAATCACTTATTCTAATGCAATGGCCAATGGGAGTTATTCCCTTGCAGGTGTGGGTCAGGCTGGAGGTGGCGGCAGCGTGATGGGTTTGGCAGTAAACAGCACTGGTGGACTAACAACAGCGTCAGCTAGAATATTCACCAAAACAGGCAGTCCTGCTGACAGTGATCTGGTTACGTCTACCATCAATGGAGACCTCGCGTAATGGCAAGCATACTAAAAGTCGATACAATCACAGGAGTAACCACGGCTGGGTCTATTGCGGTGACAGGCGAGGGCAACTCGACCACAACGAATTTACAGCAGGGTTTGGTCAAGGCATGGGACCACGTCAGTGGTGACGGCACTACAGTCAACGACAGCCTGAATATCAGCAGCCACACTGACTCTGCCGCTGGACAAGGCTTTCATGTGTTTACAAACAACATGGGCAACAATAATTGGTCTCGCATGGGTTTTAATCAGTGGTCAGATTTTGCCACGGGCAATGGTGCGTATGCAATCAGCACAGGTAATCCTACCAGCACCTCTCAAATGCGCCTTCTGCATTACGAGAATGCTTCGGCTACAGACCCACAACAAAGGTATATCTTGGTGGCAGGAGACCTCGCATAATGGCTAGTGAACTTAGAGTAAACACCCTGAAGGATGCCAGCGGGAACAACAGCGTGGCTACGTCGGTTGTGTTCAACGGCACGGCGAAGGCTTGGTGTGATGCTGATAATGCGGCACAACCACAAGACTCGTTTAATATTTCTGGGGGAGTAGATAATGGCACAGGGGATTATCAATTTAACCTAAGCAGCAGTATGGGGAGTGCTAACTATTGTGTGCCAAACTCTCCCGGCTTTGCTCAAATTTCTTGTTTTGACCACGGTGATATCACATCCAGCAGATATGACATTAGAATATTTGCAAGGACAGATTCTTTGACTGTAACAGATGACCCCACGCATAGTGTAGTTCACGGAGACCTCGCATGAGTAAGGCAGCAGAACTTGCCGCACTGATTAGTTCGCAGTCGGCGTTATCAGACAGAAACATGATAATCAACGGTTCGATGGCTGTTAGCCAGAGGGGAACTAGCAGCACTGGTCAGGGTGCATCTGACTTGTTTCTTGTTGACCGCTTTCATCTAAATACAAACGGCAACTCTGCTGGCAGGTTTACTGTTACGCAAGAATCTGATGGCCCTAGCGGCATCCCTAATTCCTTAAAGCTGGCTTGCACCACAGCCGACACATCTATTGCAGCTAGTGAAAGGTTTTTTATTGAGCAAAGATTAGAGGGGCAAAACCTACAACGTATAAAAAAAGGCACCAGTGATGCACAGGCAATCACTGTGTCGTTCTATGTAAAGGGCAACGCATCAGCCACATATGTTCTAGGCATTTACGACAGTGACAATAGCCGTCAGATTGGCGCGCAATTTTCTGTGACGACATCGTGGAACAGAGTATCTGTTACGTTTCCCGGTGATACAGGCGGTAGCGCACTAGATGATGACAATGCCGAAAGCCTGTCACTTCGTTTCTACTTACACGCTGGCTCGACCTACACTGGCGGGACATTGCAGACAACTTGGGATACTGCTGTAAATAACGAACAGGTAGGCAGTGGCACTACCTCTATCTTTGACAGCACCAGCCGCACGTTTTTCCTGACAGGAGTGCAGATGGAACTTGGCGAGGTAGCCACGCCGTTTGAGCATCGGTCGTTTGCGGATGAGTTGGCTAGGTGTGAACGCTATACAACCGTGTATCCTCCGGCTGATGTAACCGCAGAGTTTAAGTATGCAATACCTCAGTCGTCAAACGTGTGCGATGTTGACAACCGCCCGGAAGTGACAATCTTCTATCCTGAAAAAAGAGCAGACCCCACGATCACACATATCGGTAACACCACCAGTGATTGGCGAGTGGGACTTGCTAACAACACAAATCTAACGCCCACAGGAATAAGTCAAGCAGTCGGCAATAGCCGCAGAGGTTCCGTATTTTTTATCACTGTCAGCAGCGGCGTCAGCACAAACAGCCTGTCAGGAGTTGCGTGTTATTTTTACTCAAACGGCGGCAGAATTGTTGTCGATGCGGAGTTGTAAATGGTCATTACAAGCGTAAAAAAAATTGAACATGAACATTTTGGTCAGGTTATTAAAGACAGAGTAGTGCTTGCTAACATTGACGGGCAAGAGTTGTATGTTCCGACAGACCCAGCCAACCGCCACTACGCTGAAATCTTGCGACAGGTCGCAGCCGGTGACTTGACAATCGCTGACGCCGACTGATGAAGCTGGCGATGGAACCCGTACTCAAAACCCAAATGGAACTCGAAGCGCACGAGAAGGAGTGCGCCATCCGGTATGCTGCTGTGCAAGAGAAACTCGACGCCCTCGACAAGCGCATGTGGCGGCTTGAGGCGATGATTATGGGTAGCACGATTCTGGTTGTGGCTATGGTCGTCACAGTATTTATGGGAATGAATTAGTATGGCTGATGCAAACAAGATATCCACCACTCAAGACCTTATGGATCAAGTGGGGGAAATGGCGGCGGGAGAAACTACAGGTGTTCCCCAGCTTGAATCTGTTGCCCCTACGGTTAAAGAGGGAGAAATGCAGACGGCTGCGTTTTTGCAGGCCGATCCACAAGCGGCCACTGCCACAGCGGATATCACAGGGATATCGGCTGCTATCCCCGCTCAACAGACTCCTAACTTAGGCCAAGTTGCATCGACTACACAGCTTGCTCCGAATGTGGTTGATATGACAGCGGCGCAAATCCAAGACGCACGTCGCCCTCAGATTGACATGACACAGGTCGAGGGAACTGTCTCTGCTGGATCACAGGCTGTGGCTGCAACACAGCAACTTGATCCTCGCGCTACTGTCCAGTATCAGCTTGGTGAGTTGCTGGGTAGTATAGAAGAGGGCAAGCCTATGCCAGTGTGGGCTGCACCCGCTGTGCGTAAAGTGGCTGGCATTATGCAGGCACGGGGCTTGGGTGCCTCGTCTATGGCTGCAGCGGCTATGACACAGGCTGTTATGGAGTCGGGTATCGTCATAGCAGGACAAGACGCCAACAAATACGCCACGATACAACTACAGAATCTTAACAATCAGCAGCAGACGGCTCTTACGAACGCTTCTGTATTTGCAGCTATGGACAAAGCAAACCTGTCAGCCCGTCTGCAGGGCGCTGTGACCAACGCACAGATGCTGCTTGCTGTAGAAACAAAGAACCTAGACTCACGTCAGCAGGGAGCTACCCTATCTTACAACGCTCAGACACAGGCGATGTTCAAGGATGCAGCGGAGGACAATGCTCGTCAACAGTTCAACGCAAAAAATGAACTGCAGGTTGAGGAGTTCTTTGCAGAGTTGGCATCGCAGGTGGAGACGGCCAACATGAACCGCACAGCAGCCACCGCACAATTCAATGCGGGCGAAGTCAATGCACAACAGCAATTTAATACGGCTATGCGTGACAATCGTGAAAAGTTCAATACAAATATGCAGTTTGCCGTGGATCAGTCAAATGTTCAGTGGCGCAGGCAAATCAATACTGCCGCTACTGCCGTGCAGAATGAAACGAACCGAATCAACGTGGCAAACGCTTACAACTCCAGCCAGAATGCCTTGAACAACTTGTGGCAGAAGTACCGTGATAATGCAGCGTGGAACTTTCAGAAGAGTGAATCCTACATGCAGCGACAGCACGAGGTTGGCATCATGGCTATGGAATTTGCAAACACAAAAGAACTGTATAACCAGCAGCAAAAAGACAACCTAGCTATGGGCATAGGAAACTGGGTTGCTGCGTGGATGGCGGGAAGCAACGCTCCTTCGGCTACATCAAATTAAGGATAAAAACTCATGAATCTACTAAAATCATTGCTTCCCATCGCTGCCGTAGCAGCAGGAGCGTACTTCGGGGGCGGAGGGGGAGCGGCCACAGGACAACGTCTGGCTACGTCGTTTCTAGATTCGCAACAGAGGTCTAGGGAAGGAACTGCACCATTTCAGACTGCACCTGTCGTTCGGCCTACAAAACTCGGACAGATGAATTTAGGTTCGAGGGGTTCTAATATTCCTGTTCAAACGAATCCTATCCAGCGTATTATGGGGACCGAACCACGCCTTGAGAGTGCGCTGTCCTCGCTAGTAAATAACGCAACAAACCAACAAGTAATCGATCTGTTCTCTAAGTTCGGAAGTATTCAGTACACGGCAAAGGGTGGCAAGTCGCAGCCTATTCAACAAACAGGCATACAGGTGTAATTCATGGAAGAAGAGATGATGCCCGCACCGGGAAGCATAGAGGCAAAAGACCCTCTTGCTATGGCCCCAGCGGGGTACGGTTTGACTGTAGAAAACGAACGATGGCCGTGGGGTCAACCCCCGCGTGAGGTCAATCCTGAAGCTGCTCTCTCTGCTGCGATAGATTCCCTAGAGATACGTCAGACCCGTGAAGAGATGCTGAAGCTTCTTATGGTCGGCGCTTCTGTGGAAGCTCTGGTCGAAGGCTACATCTTTCAAGCCTTCCAAGAGGGCAGGTTCATGCCTGATGTGGGCGTCCTCATCAAGGGTCCACTCGCAATATACATCGCAAACATGGCAGAAGAAAACAATGTCCCCTATCGTTTCTTTGAAAACGACGATGCCATGACTGAAGAAGAGATGGATGATCAGACCTTCTTCAACATGATGAGGGAAAACAATCCTGCGATGTTTGCATATGTGGCAGATACTCTCAATGAAGGCATTCGACAGGGCAATGCAGCCCGACCACCCCAAGAAGAAAACTTTATGAGCATGAAAGGTCAAGTGGAGGAGTAAGATATGGGCATTGGTATCGCACTAGCGACCGGACTGGTTCAGGGGTTTCATCAGAACATTCAAGAAGAGAAGGCGCGTCGTCAAGGGGAGCAGGAGAAGCTTGACAAGTACAAAGAACTTGTCCTCAACGCATCTCTGACCAGCAAGAACTTCAGTCAAACAAACGCTGACGTGATCAATCAAATGATTGCGTCTGCACAGGGTAGAATTGACAGTCGTGAACGCATCAATATCTTCGGTCAACAGGGTGAACGAGTGGATGTAGACTTCTCTGACCTCGTGTCAAAGCTCACCACCACTGCCAAAACAGATGAATTTACGACTGACTTCTTCGGCTTGACTATACCTGTTCAAGAAAAATACTCCGACTATGAGGGCACTAATCGGGGTGACTCCATGCTCTACTCATCCCTCAACAATTTCCGACTGAAGAATCCGGGTGCTTTGGAAGCTCATTTTCAAGCTAATCCTGAATTGTTCGGAGATGCACGACAGGAAATGGTAAACATGGGTAAGGGCACTCTGCGTTTTGCCGCACAGAACAGCACGGGTGACACGCCATTCACAGTGAACGTATCCGAACTTCCGGGCTACGAGGATTTTTTCAATTCGTTCTTTAGCATCAGCAAGACGGCTCAGTTTAAAATGCAGTTTGAGTCTGTGCGTGATCAGATGAAAGATAACGGCGATGAAAACTTTGATAATCCTAATCTGATACCTCTGTCAGGGTCCATTTTTGTGAATGCTGTGAATGAAAAGGGTGAGCCTGTAAATCCTACATCCGCTGATATGGTTCCTATGTTGTGGACCGATCTGGAGGGCATGGACGAGGTGCGATGGAATGCTGTAGGTCGAATTGCCGAACTTCAAGGCAGGGATGTAGGACATTTTATGTTCGATTTCTCAAAGCAGTATGACAACATCACAGAACTCAACAATGCTTTAATGGTAGCTACAGACCTTGTCGCACTAGGCGCAGCAAAGGGTAACGCACGAACTGGCGAAGACATACTTAAAATGGGTGAGTACATATACAACAGTCCTCGCCTAAAAGACGACGTGTACATGCAAGCAAGTGTATTCTTGGCATTCCAGCCACTAGCTATGGATAGCTCCGAGAAGTCTATGATCGACGCGGGTATCATCCCACAGGTAACTGTAGGTAAGGGTGAAGCATTCAAGGCGCAGTTTGAAAACTTGGTGGGTATAACCTATGCAAAGTTCCAGACAAAGCTGACAGGTGTAACGGGTGCCCAGACTAAACTTAAAAAATACCGCGCTATGGTTGCGGAGCTTGATGTCACGAAGGATTCCGTTCTTGAAGATATCGTTCGTATTGTGACATCCATTTTCGGCGAGACTGGTAAGATAGACCAGATTGCAAACCTCATGGGCCTGAGCGAGGATGAGTATGAGGGCGATGGTATCGCAGCCTTCATCGAAAAAGACCAGAGACGACTGGCTAAAAAGAGAGGTAAAGCTTACTCCATTGATGAGTTGATTTCCGCTACGGATGCACTGGCGTATATTATCGCTGCCGACTTGGCTCGTGCAGAAGACGATCAGGGACGACTGTCCGACGCTGACATCGAACGTAACCTCAATAAAATTAGAGGCTTTGGAGCCACTACAGTAAAAGGTCAATTAGCTGCGATTGACACAGTCATGACTACGGTTGACAATCAAGCTAGAAGTCTAGCTGTCTTGGATCGTGTTTCTCAAAGTGCAATGCCTTCAGGCGTTATAACACGCGATGAACGTCGTCTGTTGGCTGCGGACAAACAGGCTCGCTTGGCTCGCACCAGATATCTTAATTCTATCGCGGGAATAAGCGAAGAGTTTTTAGAAGATGAACAGCAGCGAAACATGACTGTCGAAATGCTGCGAGGCGGAAAAACTCCCGAAAAAGCTGCAACCTTCATAAGCAGTGATGGTACAGAATACTATCAGGTGGACGGTAATTACTTTACGGTTACCAAACAGGGTGAAACAGAAGTTGTAAACGTCGTCGATGAAAATGTGTTCACTACTGCTTTCCAAGCGTACATGAATACACCTTCGGCAGCAGCCCCGTCGGGTCCGCCGGTTGATATGCCGGGTGCTGATCCTCAAAATGACATGATTACTGGCGAGGGACAGCCGTTTCCTGCAGCAGCCCCGGCACCAGCACCTAGACCGGCTGCAGCAAACATTGACTACGAGGGCGTAGTTGCAGGTGAAGCTGCACGTGCCGCAGCCCCGGCAGCAGCCCCGTCAGATGCGGACCTAGTTCAACAACAGATAGCTCAAGCAGCAGCAGCAAGTAATTTTGTCAATCCTGATTTCGCTCAGTCCCGTGTTGCTCGGGGTGAAGAAGATAGTCCTGTAGATACAACAACTCCTGTGGCAACTGATATGAACCTACTGCCGGACGAAACAGGCGCGACTAGATATAGCGATCAGAATCCAGTGCAACCTCTTAGGAAATTTGCGACGGCAGGCAAACAATTCCCTGTTGCCAGCAATCCTATGATAGTCGGATTTCGAAACCTCGTAAATAAAGATGGCACCCCGCGCATGTTCAAAAAAGTATTTGAGAATGGCAAGCTCATCGGCTACCGCGAAATGAAAACCCGGCCTTCACAGTGATAAAGAGTAACTAATGTCAGTTCAAGTAGCTCAAAAACAAAACTCAGGTCAAGCCCTCATAGAAACAAAACAAATTGAGAGCGATAAAAAACCACAGCAGTCCGGCGGGTACACTCCCGCACCTATTATGTTCGGCTTTGACCAGACGATAGAGTACGGCGGCAAGACCTTCAACATCGCAGAACTGGCTGCAGAGGATGTTCAACGCCAGTACGGTGAAATGCTGGGTCCGAGCGAAGACGAGGTCAAGGCTAAATTCAATCAGATTATGTCAGCCACCACTCAGCAGGAGATAAGTGCGGCTGGTGTTGACATGAAGATCGGTGATACGTTCATCACGCCTAATTATCTAGATAGTATTCGAAACGAACCCGCAAAACAAGCAGAACTGTTTAAAACATACAGAGACAGTCAAATGCGTGAGCAGGTCACGGAGTTTCAGACTGCCGTGCCGTTCTCCGGACCTAAGTATCAGGAAGTTGTTCTTCCTCAGTCCCTGCTTGACCTGCCGGATGAGATACTCGAACCTGTCGTGTCAGCCGTTAAAAACCGACAGAACTTGGCGAAACTGTTCAAGAATGACAGTGACAATCCTTTGAATTACATGGGGCGTGAAGTTATCATCGACAGCTTCAAAACAGGAGCTTTAGGAAAAGCAGCGAGTGACGCCTTTAAGTCCTTGCCTGCAGACGTTGCTCGTATACCCACGTTTATAGCTCTAATAGCAAATGGAGTTTACGCGAGTGTTGCCGCAAGAGAAACGGATCAACTGGGAGGGATGGACACCACATACACCGACAGGTTCAAAGAAATCTTCGGCGAAAGCATGAAAGGCTGGGCACGAATTGTTCAACCATATGAAGGTCTTCTCAACAAATCTGAGATTCTTGATGACGCAACCCTGACGATGAACAGGTGGTACAAAAAATCATTCATAGAAAGGTACGGACAGGAACTCTGGGATGCTGCACATCTGGAACCTGTATTCGACATCGTAAATCCTGAAGATGACAACTACGATGAAGCCATAGCAAGACAAGAAAACGGAGTGGGCAAGCCCTACGTAGATGTAGTCCGCGACGAAAACGGTGATGTGACGATGAAGGAAGTCGGGCTGACTCCTGAACTCGTGTCTGATCTTATGGACTTGGCTTACAATGAACTGACACAAACTGAAAAGGCCGTCGTATTTGCCGCCGAACAACTCCCGTTCACTCTAGGACTCACTGCTAGGGCGGTGAGACGTGGCAATTCTATGGTCCGTGAAGTGAATGCCGCCCGAAAGAAGGACCCTGCAACGTACGCCACAAAAAGTGACTGGGAAGTATGGACAGATATTTCTCAGAAAAAATCAGAGACGGGAGTAAACATCCTGCGTAACAGGTTCACGCAGTTTGTTTTGGGCGCGGGCACACTGGGCACGTTCGGCTTCAAGGGCAAGTCGGCTATGCACAGGGGAACTATGGTAAACCAGCACCTTAGAAATCTTGAAAACTTTGAGGACACAATTTCTAAATACGAAGATGAAATTAGGATAGACACAGACATACTGAGAAGTCGATCATCAACCCCTGCAGAGGTGGCTGATGCACAAAAAAGAATAAACGCAAACCGCGACAGTCTCAGGTCCGTAAAAGCAAGCGCAAGATCGTATAAGTTAAGATCGGGTGGATCAAAGAGATTTGCATCCTTCAATAACCCCTACGTGCGAAGCAACTTGGCAGATGATCTCATTATTTCAGCGGCGGTAGGATTTGTTCCTCAAGTCCTAAGCTGGGACAAGATAGGATTGGAACCAGAAGCGGCACAAACCATCACCATGTTTACTACTCCGATTGTTGCGCCCTTGTTCTTTAGGGGCACCGTATTCACAGCGGCGAGTCTAGGAAGAAAATTTACGTCCGGTATCACGCAGGACATAGCTTCCACTCTACAACACTCAGCATTCATCCCGTACATCACTACAGGAATGATCGCTAGGGGCGACGAAGCTGAACTGCGTCGAGTCATGAAAGAAAACAATGTCCCGGTTGACGATAGTAATGTAGAAGCGTTCAAGACCCTATCTCAAGTATATCAGTCTATGAAACCTGAGTATCAAATTCGTATGACGAGATCGCTAGAGCGTTATAACAATATGATGAACAGGGCTGAAGCAACTATGCGTAACCTCAAGACAAAGGACGGAACACCCGCCCTCACTGAGGATGAAATTATTGAGAACATGGGAACTCTTCACCTGTCTCTGGCTCATGCTACGGGCATCGCACCCCTGATTGCCATCCAAGCAAGAAACGGAAGACAGCTAAGTGTTAAAGACCTTCGCGATGCAGGAAAGTTCGATGCACTGATGGCTTCTATGGCTGCAGAAGAAGAAAATTACAAAGGTCTCAATACACTCATGTCAACTCTCCAGAAAAGTCTTGTTGAAAAAGCTGGTATAGACATGGACTCGAACGAGCCACTTCAAAATATGTTGCTAGAACTGCAAGAGCTTGCTGTCAATGGCATAGAAAAGTTGAACATAAAAAAACAACAAGTGGATGCACTCGTAACAGGGTATATGGATGAGCTTGGAGAAGTTGATGAAGACACGCTCAAGAGAATCGTCAGAATGCGTAGTATTCTTACTGGCGCGGATATACGTAATCCTGTAGAGCAAACAAGACTCACCGTAGAAACTTCTGTCAGAATCCTAGAAAATGGGCGGCTTCAAGCTGCGGCACTTGAGAGATTCCGAAACACCCTGAGTGAGAGTGACCTTCTTGAGCAGGGAAATCAGATTGCAGACAGGATATTCGACATCACAAAGGGTGTTCGGAAGTCAAAAGTCAGCGGGGGATACAACGACGTACGTGTGTACGCAAGTGACAATGACATAGTGATAGACTTGTCTACTCTAGCAAAAAATCTTTCCGACAGAACAGACGAGTACAAGGGCCAAGATTTTCTTTACTTTATGGCGGGTGCAAAAACTTTCTTTAACACAGGGGCAGGACAGGCGGCTAAGGATGCGTTTGAAAGTGCAGCACGGAGAGGACTGATACGAGAGTGGGGAGATGATCTCGACTTTGTTCGTGATAAAATGCTGAAGCAAGACCCTAGTGCAAAAGTTGCAACAGACATGGACTTGGCTCTTTACTTGATGAACAAAGCAAGAAAAGAGAAAAGAAAAGAAATAAACTACTTTCAAGCCAGTGTTGAAGAGGCAGAATATGTCTACCGCGCATTTAGGGATCATCAAGCTAAGGCTAGAAATCAAACGGTTTCTGATCTCGACGGGGCATTTAAGAACGAAGTAGATCAAGCCTATTCTGATGCGGACCCTTCTGGACAGTTGCTTACGCTTGCAAGAAAAGCTAGAGAACTTCATGAAACTCTCATAGGAGAAACTAGCGACAAGGGAAGATATGCCGGTGACGTAGAGATGGGAAGAAAGCGCAGGGATGTAAAATCCGCCGATCCCAGAGAGGGCAGACACTACTATCCTATTCCTGAAAATAGGCCACTTGCTCCCTTCGAACAGATAGCAAGACTTGCTAAAAAGGCTGTGGAAGAAACTGACCCCGTGCTGCGAGACGAAATCTTAGCAGACATTCAGTATCAAAAAGATAGAATCATGTATTGGTATGGTGCTGGCTACATGAGTGACGGTTCTACAAAAGGATATGGTTTCGACCTGACACAGAGAAGACAGAGAGTAGTTGCCGACACCATGCAGAGTCTTCTTCAGACGCTGATAAGCAAAGAGGTATCGAATAGCGAACAGCGACGAATAAACAATGCACTAGACCTCACTGATCCCACGATGTTTAGAGGGCCTGAAGCTATATCAAAACAGGACGCTCTGAAACGACTTCAAAGTAATGAAGACTACGACTTCGAACGTGCCGCCAGAATCTTGCAAGTAGAGCAGGCCATATCCGTCGTAACTCGTAGTGGCGATGAGGGAGAGCTTATGGTTCGACATCTTGCACTCAATGATGTGCATGACTGGTCTATTACGCTAGATGCTCTGCTAGAGTATGACAGTGTAACACGTCAGGCATACAGGGATAACCGCAAAGCAATCATGAGCAACGAAAGCACTCTTCGGCAAGCAGCCCAACAAGAAGTTGAACAACTGTCAAATACTCTCAAGATCATGAGTTCGTACGAGTCCCTCGTGAGTAATCCCCTGCAGTTTTTTAACACCGTGTTTGAAAATGCTACTGTTGATAGCATCGAAAGATTCGTGAAGAGATTTGTGGATCAGGACATGGATGAGGACCAAGTCCGTGCAGCTATGGGCTACATGTACATGCGCGGTCTTGAAATAAAATCAAACAAGCGAACCGAACTGGTAGCCGGTGATGCTACACAGGTTGTGGGCGATGTGTCAGTTCTCATAGACTATGTAGAAACTCCAAGACACGCAAAAGTTATGAAGGCTGTCTTGGATGAAGAACACTATCAGCAAATGAAGGGCATAGCCACATGGGCAGACGCTGCTATGGGTAATGGCATGGGCTTCAGAGCTAATCCTGATCTGGCGGGCATGTCAGTAGAAAGCGTATTCTCACGTGTGTTCAACTTGGCACGGGGTATGGTCAGTCCGATTTACGTTGCTACCGAAGTTAGTGTTCGGCAACTTATGATGAGAAATCAATCACTGATATCTGTGGCTCTCTCTGACCGAACCGTAGCACGTATCATGGACAAGATGCTCAACAGGCCCAAAGAAGTTACGAGAAAAGACCTGCAACTGTTCGGACTTCGTATCAACAATTATCTCGCTGCTGAAATACTAAGAAACGGCGGGGAAGTTCCTATGTTAGAGGAAGCGCTAGGTAAAGAGTTCGGAAAGGGACAGTCTGATCTGGTGCGAGATGAAGAGAAAAGAATGGATGAAACACAGAAGCGTAGAATTGAAGCCTACGATACTGGGGCGGAACTTTTCAATACGCAGGACACATCCTCCGCTCTAGGCAGACTAGCTGCTGGGGCTGGAGCTAATTAAAAACGGGAGATAGAATATGAAAACCTACACCAACGGCCAGCGTAAGGGCATGATGTACGGGGGCATGTCGAAGCGCAAGCCTATGATGTACGGCGGCATGGCTACTAAAAAGAAAAAACCCCGCAAGAAAGCTTACGGGGGTGGGATGATGACGGCCACACAGGGCCAACAGAATCAAATGCAAAATCAGATGATGCAGAAGCCTAAGATGATGGGCATGAAAGAGGGCGGCAAACTCAAGATGGTAGAAAACAGTGCCGGTGATATGGTTCCGTTCTACGCTGCAGACGGCAAAGGCAAAAGCTAGATGTATCTGGCAGACTTGTCTATCGCCTCGTTTGCCCATGAATTTAAATACCGCAACAGGGTTGAGATGGAGTGTCCACCATCGTACTCCGGCAACCCGTTGTTGATTACGCCTTCAAATTCTTCCGGCTTCACGGATTCACACAAGAGTTCAACTCTTCCGTCGTTCAGTAAATTTGCTTCAAACTTAAATAGCTTTGCTTTGTTTGACATCAGACAACTCACTAATAGGTAGATTGTAACAATCAGCCTTGAATAAAAAACCGTTTGCGGGGTCTACGTCACCCCGTTTATACTTTGTTGCCTTTGTGTAGAAGTCAGTCTTATTTATTTCGCCCAAGACCCACGCACGTGTGCCGTACTCTTGGCCCCCTATCCTGATCCGTACAAAAATGTACGAGTCACAATCCTGCTTCGATCCGTGTGCGGCTACTGAACAGTCGTAGTGAGGAAACGGACGAGTGCGGCACCGCTTCGTCTTCACGTCGATACGCCTACCGTCTAGGAGAAGATCGTAGTCATGCGTACTCGCCTCTGTAGCCCCCGTGAGGTCGGCTACGATGAGTTCGCCTATGGCCCCTACCACATGACTAGCACTGCCCGTGATACTGCCCTGTAGGACGCCTACGGTGGCAGTTTTCTTTTTTGCACGCTTGACTAGCTCAGGCGTTATCTCTACTTCGATCAACGATCTTTCTCCACTCTTCGTAGCACGGATGGTTTCGGGGCGGATCGTACTGAATCCACCCCTCGCCTTGTTTCCACACAGGACGTGTTTCCTTTTTAGGCAGCATTCAAGTCTACCACTTCACACACACCTGCCATACATGCAAGCTCACGAGAGCCGGATGTGTTGTCCTCTCGTTCATACTCGGACAGAGCCTGCCAGTCGATATCAAGGCGACCATACGCTTGCTGCCACTCCAGATAATCTTCGCGTTCGATGTCCTGATAGGGTGCCTGCTGATAGGTATGATCACTATGCGGCAGGAACGACACGCCCGACGCCACGTCGAAGTTTTCATACACCCACGCGCCCACGTCCATCCACTCGTCCTCTTTGACCGTGATGGTCACAGACGGCTTGTGTTCGCACCAGTGAATAGCGTACGTTTTCCACAACTCTAACTGTTCGATAGCTGTCAGATCATTGCGGGTTACTGCGCCGATAGGTGACTCCATCGCAAAGGAGAAGACAGTCGTCGAGTCTGGCTTCATCACACACGGCTCATTGTACACGCCTTGTTCCTTGAGAAACTGAGTAAGTGGGTCTTTGTTGTCGCCTCGAACAGTACGAATGTAAAAGTCATTATGTCTAGCGTGAATGCCGCTTGCAGCGTCCACCAGTTGCGATACAGTACCCGACGGCTTTACACAGGTGATAGCAGCCGACTGTGGAATACCAAGCGTCTGAGCCAAGTCCCAGTTTGTGTCTACGGCTACGAGTTTCATTTCTTCGAGCCAGCGAGCGGAGTCCGCGTTCTTTGATAAAACGTGATGATCCATGATACCAGTCAAGGATACGCCGAGCAAACGCTCGTCTTCTGTGTTGGTCTTCCATACTTTCCTCAGATACTTGAAGTCGGTGAGTGTTGACTGCAGTGTGCCCAAGATAGTCGCAAGATGGACCTTCTCTTTCAGGTCATCCAGCGTGTCGTAGTCTCGCACGACAACTTCTGACAGATTGCAGAATTGATAGGGACGCAAAATAATTTCACTGCAGGGGTTGGTGCCCCACATGTGGCCTGTCTCACGGCGCTGATTGCGTGACACCTGTCGGTCAGCGGCCTCACGGTTGAAGATGCCGCGCTCGCCCGACTTAGAGTCGTAGAGAGCCAGCCACTCGCGCATGAATGTGCCCATCTCCGGCTTGCCTTTGTAGGCAACAGAGTTGTTAGCCAGCGCACGCTGTCCCTCGTTCTCCCACCACGCACCAGACTTGGCGTGTGCCATCTGATCATCGTTCAAGTTTGACAGTGAAATCAGGGCAGAGCGACGTACACCACCCACCACGACAATCTCACCGATCTTGCACATCAAGTCGTGGCATTCAATCGGAAACAGACGACGGCCCTGTGCCTTCTTGAATAGCTCAACAGTAAAAACAAATAAATCATTGAGGGGTCCGGGGCCAGATGCCCGACCACCCATTGTTTTCAAACGGGCACCAGACGGACGGACGGCAGACAAGTCCCACATAGGAATTTGACCGGCGTACAGCAGAGCGATCAACTCACGCAGAGACTTTGCCCATCCGGGCTTGGAGTCACCCACCTTGATAACTGTGTCCGTGTTCTGCATACCATCGCTGATCACAGGCAGCTTGTCCACGTTCTCACGTTCAACGGAGAAGCCTACACCTGTGCCGCACATCAAGATATACATGCACTCGTCAAACGAACGCGGACTATCCACAGGGATGTAGCTGCAGTTGTAGCCACAGATGTTGTCTCGTGCTAGGGCAGGCCCAGCAGTCATCATTGCACGCATAGACGGCATGATGTCCTGACTGAGAATGGCCTGACGCAGTTTGTCAATGTCGCCGGGACACATCACTTCCATGTCGAAGTCGTGCTTCTCACGAACGTGTTCAACCATAAAGTTGAGATAACGCTCAACAGTCTCGCCCCAGTCTTCACGACGCTGTTCGCCATCAAGCCACCGAGCATAACGCGACTTGTGTATAAACTGTTGATATGGTGTGGGTAGCATATTATTCATCGTCATCTTCCTTTGTTGTGATCAGTTTGTCTAGGTAGAAGCGGGCTTTTTTGAGGTCTTCGATCCCGTTTTTGTAGCGGTATCTCCAGAGGTACTTGAGGATGTTGCCCTGCAGGTAGTGTTCGAAGCCGTCGCCTGTCGCCGCTTCGATTGCATCAAGGCATTCGATACCTGCCTGATTGTAGTGTGGCGGGTGATTGACGTTATCATCAGTGCCTCCATTTGCCCACGTGATATTTGCCATGCTTTGCAGGCTTGCCATGCTCTCTTCCGCTGCCATCTTCTTCATGTACTCCTCATGTCTCATCGATTGTCTCCACTACCGGCAATCGTACCCTGTGCCTTACGTTGCTGCAACTTGTAAATATTCATCTCTGCAATCTGCTGCAGGCTAAATCCTAAGTCGTCGGCTAGGGCAGCGCAGTACCACAAAACGTCGCCTATCTCTCTTGCTATCTCACCCTTGAACCGGGGGTCATCACGGTCGTCACGAAAAATCTTTTTTACCTTGTCT